ATCAGGGAGACGCACCGCTGGACCGCAGGCAGCTCCGAGACCGACGAGGAGACCCACATGGCAGGGGCGTCAAAGCCGACGGCGATGCGTCGCTTGAGGCCGAAGAGGCTGCCGAAGATTCCCATCCTCGAATTTGCGAGGATTGCGGCACGGACTTCAAGCGATTACGTGGAACCTCCGCAGAGATTCCTAGAAACTGATCCGCGAGGCGTCTGCGTACATCGACTCGGTCAGCATCTCGCGGTCGTTCATTACCTTCACCGCCATGCAACAGGCGGTCACGGCGTCGATGTTTGAGCTGCTGCGCCCCTTGCTCGGCACGAACAGGCCCGTGTCACCGGGCCGGAGCCGGGTGTGTGCGAGGTTGGCGCGGATCACCGGGTCGTCGTCGAAGCGGATTCGCTTGCCCCGAATCATGTCGGCCCACACCGCCCAGGCGGAACCCATGAAGACGGTGTTCTGCGGCGCCCTGCTCCATTGCCAGCCGTGCCGCTTCTCCATCGAATCGCACCACGCGGCCGCCTTGCCGGCGGGGTCGGCGACGAAGAACTTCAGGTCGACGTGCCGGGCGATGGCTTCGAGCTGGCGTTCGATCACGCTGTAGTCGACCGTCGGGCCGACGACCGTGATGAGCCCCTTGTCCCGCCACTCGCGCAGGGGCTGCCGGCTGCGGACCTCGTCGGCGGCGATGTCGTTTCCCGCCCAGTAGTGCCAGCTGCGGGACAGGAGCCGGGTGCCGTCCCAGACGGCGACGTTCAGGCTGGTGAGGTCGAACTGTGAGCCCATGCCCCATCCGCCCTGGCTGAAGTCGACGGCCACCACGGCCGGGAGCCCCGCCGCCTGGGCGAGATCCCACGGCTCCACGCAGGCGTCGTACAGCCCGAGCGGCAGCCCGCCGGCGAGGTCGTCCGCGAAGGTCGCCAGCTGCTGCGTGTACCACTCCTCGCGGTCGGCCGGCTTGCCGCTCTGGAGCAGCTGCGACATGACGAATCGGTATTCGGCCTCCGTCTGGTGGACCCCCATCGTCGGGCAGGCCTTCACCCAGGCAGCCGGGTCGTCCGGGGCGTCCGATGCGTCGATGCCGTAGATCATTCCGACGGTCGACAGGGGAAGCTCCTCGCCCGCGTCGTAGGCCCGTTCGATGCCGCGGATCAGAGAACCGTAGGGCCGTTCGTACTGGCGGGCGTCCGGGGTCGTGATGACCAGCATCTGGGCGCCCCGCACCTTGGTCATACTGGTGATGGCCCGGGTGAGTGTCTCGTCCATGCGGGCGGCTTCGTCGCAGATGAGCAGCGTCGGCGTGATGCCGTCGGCGTTCTTTACCGTAGACGGGCGGCACTTGATCGACCCGCCCGGGTGCTTTGCCAAGGCGCCGGCGGTGCTCATGCTGCCGCCGTAGAACTCCCAGGGGCCATCCTCGCCGATGGCGTTTCGGATCAGCTGCTGGACCAGGGCCGCCTTTTCCATCTGCGTGGCGAGGACCACGACCTCGGTGTTTGTCCGCCCTGCCCTCTCCGCCTCCTCCACCGTCCAGGACGAAAGCATGGCAGCCATGGTTGTCTTCCCGACGCCTCTGGCCACCTGGAGCACCACGATCCGGCAGGCCGGCGCGTCGCCCTCCGACCGCCACGCGACCAGGTGGGCGAACACCCACACCGCCCAGGGCATCAGCTCCCAGCGGTAGACCTCCCGGGCATGGGCCACCAGGCGGTCCAGCCGGCCAGCGTCCCACGTGCCCGTCCTCCTCGCCTCAAAGTACCGCCCGCAGGCGGCCCGGACCCTCGCGTTCGTGACGGTCGACCCCTCGAGCACCGACCGGGCATAGGCGTCGGCAACGTCCAGGGCGCTGGCAGGAGACTTCCTAGACGCCCGTTTGGGCTTCGGGGAAAACTTTATAGCGTGGCCTATGACGTCGGTAGTCCCACGGGCCTTCGCCCGGGGGGCCTTAGGCCGGGGGGATTTTTTCGAGCTGCTCATGGCAGGCCCTGCAACAAACGACCAAAGTCGACGCATCCAGCCGACGTCCTGGGTTATCGCGCCACTTGAAACGGTGATGCACCTCGGCCGACGGCTTCACGTTGCACACTTGGCAGAACGGATGATTCGCTCGCAGCACACGGCTGAGCTGCTGCATGGCCTTGGCCCCTTTGCCTTGGTGTCCAGAGCGTGGAGCACGTGAGGGCTTGGATGCCCATCTGTTCGTGGGCTCACGCCGCATGGCGCTTCCAGTGCAGGAGCATCATGCGGTCTAGCGCCTGGTCGTCCTGCGCCCGCCACATCACCAGCCACGGGCATTCGTTCTGGCGCATGACCACCACGGGAATGGCCCCTTCCTCGGCATCGGCCTCTGCCTGCCGCATGAAGTCGCTGACACCGTTCACAACGTTGACCAGGCTCGGAATGCGGCCCGATCCAAGCACCTTCGGCCAGCGGTCAAGCCGGCAAAACAGCAGCTGGTCCCTGGTGAGGTTCAGGTCCGCTTCGGTGGCCGCGACGGTGAACCGCTTGAGGCCCTTGGAATGGAACTTGACCTCAAAATGGGCCTTCAGGGCGACGGCCTGCGGTGCCCAGATGTCGGCGGTGGCGTTGCCCCAGCGCTGGGCGGTGCGTTCCCACTTGAGGTGCGTGATGCCTTCCATGGCGCGGCAGGCTTCGAGCTCGCCGCGGCATCCCTTCGCTCGGCTGTTGGTCTTCATGGCTTGATCTCCCGCAGCTTGTGCCTGCCGACCTTGACGATCACGACCTCCTCGGGCCGGTCGTGCCTGGCGTCGGGTTCGTGCTTGACCTTCACGTTCCAGCCCCGCTTCATGGCGATGACGTTGGGGTCGAGGTTGCGTGCCTGGCCCACCCAGCCGCAGACCTCGCGACGGGCCTCGTCGCGCTCGGCGGTGAGGCGGGCGATCTCGCGCTGCTGCTCGAGCAGCTTCGCCGTGAGCGGTCCGAGGTCCGCGTTGCATCGTTCGTCGGTCATGCCGCCACCCCCTTGATCTTGTGCAGCACCACCGCCCGAACGTCACGGGCGCCTTCGAGGCTGTTCACGATGCGCTGGAGCGTGTCGTACGGCGCGTTGCCGGTACGCGCCCAGTTCAGGCACAGCAGACGCCACGCCGGAGGGATGTCCTCCCTGGCGAGGCCGTGCTGCTCCATCACCCTGGAGCAGACCCGGCGCTGGGCGTCGATGTCCGCCCGAGGGTCGCGGGCTCGGATCCTTCCGACCAGCTCATCGAAATCCTGCCTCCCCCCCGCTGCGGCGTCAGCCGCGCCTTGGTTAGGTTGGTGGTTAGTTCTATAGTTAGGATCCCTGTCGCTCCCTGCTACACCACCTGTAGCCGGCAGCGACACCACCTGTCGCTCCCCGCTACACGTGGGTGTCGCTCCCTGCGACAGGTCGAGCATGTAGGTGAGCGCCTTGCCGAACCCCTTGGCGCGGACCACCTCCTTCTTCCGGAGCGACTGCAAGGCCCGGTTCACGGTGGTGCGGTGGAGCCTCGTCTTGGCCGCCAGGGCAGCCTGCGACGGGAAGATCCGGGCGCCGTAGTCGGCCAGGGCGAGGAGCACCAGCAGCTCGTCGGAGGTCAGGCACGGGGCGAGGCGGAAGACCTCACTCGGATGCGTCCTTGGCATCAGAACGGCACCTCCTCTGCGGCCGGATCGACCCAGCCGTCGTGCACGACCATGCCGTCGCCGTAGGGCTTGAGCTGGAGGACGATCTTCGCGCCCGCGTCGAACTTCACGGGCTCGAACGAGGTGAACCACTCGACGCCTTCGCCAGCCTCGATGCCGACTCGCCAGTACTCCTTGTTGGACTTGCTGGTCTTTGGTTGCACTCCTGCACAAACGCCGCGAAGCTCCTGAAAGGCCGGCGCGGACGCCTGCTTGCCTCCTGCGGGCTTCGACGCCTTGGAGGGTGCTGGCAGCGCCTTCGCGGGCGCGGGCGCGTCCTGAGCCGTCGTAGGCCCGTCTACGGGCATCTCCTCGGCGAACGACCCCTCGACGCCGATGAGCGAGAACGCCCAGCCCATGACGCCCTTCAGGGCGCGCCCGGTGGCGCGGGTTTGTGCCATTCCCATGCAGGCGAAATGGTCCGCCTTGCGCCAGCGCGGCTCGTCCAGGAAGACGGCCGACGTGCCCTTCGCGACCATCATGCCCGTCATGCAGTCGTAGACGCCGACGGTGGCTTCCCAGCGCGCCGGAAGCCCGCCCTGCTCCTCGATGAACTGCACCGACAGGGTGCCAGTCGTGTAGCCGAGGCCAGACCCGATGGCCTGGCAGCCGGCGACCTGGAGATACTCCTTCCCCTGGATCTTCACGACGTGCGACTTCTTCACGACGGGCGCGAGCACCCGGACCAGCTCCATGTTCGCGGTCGCCCGTTGCGTGGGCGTGAGCGCGCCCGTCGCGCTCGGCTGTAGCGTGAGGTCAGTAACCTGTGGCATGCGAATCTCCCCTGTCTTTGGGGGCGCCTGCCGGGGGTTCGACTCCCCTCGGCTCCATTCACTTCCAGGCGCCCGATGGTGCGTGTTATAGCACTCCATCGGGAAATGGAAGGATCCTTCCTCACATATTTTTACGCAGCTCCGAGGCGCAGGGCGGCCTGCGCCTTGCGCAACGTCGGGTCCGCCGGGACGTAGTAGCTCTGGACGAGCACACTTACGTTCGCATGGCGTGAGAGCTTTGCCAGGTCAGCCAGGGGGACGCCCGCTTCGACGCAGGCGGTGATCCCGCCCTTGCGAAGCCGGTGGAAAGCGCCGCGACCAGCGACGCCGGCGGCCTTGAAATCCTTGTGCAGGGTGTGGTGGCTCACCTGGACGGGGAAGATCCTGTCGCCGTCGCCGAAGGTCCGGGCGACGGCCAGCGCTGCCATGGCATCGTCGGACAGCGGCAGGACCGCCGCACGGCGGGCCTTCTCAACGGGCATGAGGAGCACCCGGTTGTCCTGGTCGATGTCAGGCCACGTCAGCGCCCAGGCTTCCGAAACGCGCAGCATCGTCGCCCACAGGAAGCGGTAGACGGCCGAGCGGTAGATCGCGGTGGATCGGCCGTCCGGGCGCCCGTGGACCTCCAGCCGGCGCAGAACGGCCGAAAGCTGCTCGGGGCGAAGCACGTCGGCCCCCTTCCCTGGGCGCGGCCGGCGCGACCGCACGGCCTTGGCGACGTTGAGCTGCACCAGCCCGTGGGCGAGGCACCAGTCCAGGTAGGCCCCGATGTGGCTGCGCTTGTTGGCGGCGGTCTTGGCGCTTGGTTGACTGTCCAGGAACGATTCGACCATCGGCCCGGTGATGTCGCCCGGCTGGGTGACGCCATGCGCAAGCCACAGCGCCCGCACGGTTTGCGCAGACTTAGCCCTGTGGACCGGGCTGTAGTCCAGCGCTTCCATGCGCTTTTCCCAAAGTCGAATTGATTCGTCCACGCCGGCCCACCAAGGAAGTTTGCTACTTTACGAGGATGCCAGATCTGTTGAGCACGGCGGAGGCGGCTCGCGAGCTGGGTATCGCCGTGCGAACGCTGCTTCACCGTGCGTCGGTGAAAGGAATCAAGGCGGAACGCCGAATCGGGAGTAACTACTTGTGGACCAGAGCCCAAGTAAAGGCGCTGTCCGTCGTCCGCCCGGTCGGCCGTCCGCGAAAAGGTCGCGTCTAAGAGTGATCAGACTGTAGCATTAATGTCGCGGGGGTGCTACATATTTCTCCGGAGGTACTTCAGATGGGAACCTACGCCGGTGGTCTTCTCTGCGCCGGGATCGTCATCCTGCCGATCCTGGTCATCCTGGTGATCTGGCTGTTCTTCCGGTCGGCCGTCCGGTCGGGCGTCCAGGGCGCGGCGCCCACGGCCGTGCCCGTGCCCCCGCCGGCTGCCGCGAGCCTCACCGAGCAGGCGGTCCGGGAGATCGTCCGGGACGAGCTGCGCCGAATCCAAGCCGCCCGAGCAGCCGCGAGGCCCAGCTTGGCGTCGCCCGGTTCAGCGCCTCCCGGCGCCGCTGGCAGCCCCCGCAAGGCTTGACGCCGACGGCCTTGGTCGCGGCGGCCACGGCGTCGCCGAGGCCGGGCGCGGCGGGCTCGGTGGGTTCGTCGTCTACCCGCCAGTTCACGATCTTCGGCGGGCGTGACAGCTGGACCTCGACGTACCACACCTTGCCGTCGACCTTGAATCGGACGTCTGGGT